CATCGGCAATAATTTCGCCGGTCTCGATTTCGCAAGCGATCCAGGCACAATAATGCCGGTCAGTATCATTATTATCAAGTATCACAATTTTACGAACTGCTCCGTTTTCAAGAACCTGTTCCGTTTGCATGCCGTGCTCCTTTGTTTGTTGTTTGCCTTGCCATATTGATTCGCTTCATATAGGTATATAGCAGTATTCGCATGACTTAAATATACTCTTATGCCGCAAAGGAGCGCAAGTGTTTTTTAATGAACAGGCGAAAATATTTCAGGTACCTCTGTAAGATATTGAAACTCCAGGAGTTATGGCGAACCATACCTGGCATATCTTTACAGTCTGACGAAACGCCATACAAACAGACCGTCTACGTTCGCCATAACTTCATTAAAATCAATATCTTAATATATGTCTTAGGTGGGAAGGAAGCTCGCGGCAAAGCACGACCGCTCATTACTTTACAAATAATACAACAAAAAGCGGAAACACTCTTGCGAGCGCTCCGCTTTCTCCAATTGACAGAAGGCAGTCGAACAGGCGATCAGTCGTTATCAGGAATCTCAAAACTCTGACGAATCAACGAGCAGAGTGGAAGTACGACCTTGTCGTCGATAGGATTCGTACTCGCGACGACTGCGTCTTCAATCTTGTCAAGCAGAGCGTCCACTGCTTTTTTCATCACGTCTTTCGGGAGCATCGTAATCATCACGCTCACCAGACGCCCGATCAATTGTGCCAGAACCTTGGAACTCATGAAGCACCTCCTACGAAATAGGTTTATACGAAACGCCATTATTCATAGATTGGAGAAATGGTTCTACTTTGATGAATGACTCTGCGACAAACGGATTGTAGACACAGTCTTTGGGATTGCTTATATGGAGCCAGAAACTCTTGCGCCTCTCAAGAATAACCTGTCCTATTTTTACATCCTCGGTCGGCAAGGCAATACAAGCGCGATCGCGTACGAAATGGGGAAGCAATACATCCCAGGCCTCTTTCGCTCCACAAGACGGCATAACGTCTACGGCTCCTACAGAATATTGATAGTATTTACCATAGAGCCGTATCTTTGCAGGATTACGAAGCTTGACAATATTACCGAACAGATGATCGCTTGTCTCAGATGGATTGAATCCCTGTTTCGCAAGACGGTTATTATCACTGGGAAAGCGAAGGCCCGAAACTATCTTCATCGAGACCTCGCTATTGAAAGCAGTTCCCAGGTAAGATCGAATCGGCTCCAGGATGTCTTGCGCGAGATGCCTGACCATGTACATCTGCACTGATGTAAGAATAGCAGGATCACGCTCTGAAAATTCAGAGAACCAGAAATGATCTGAGATCTTCATATCGATCCCTTCATTTTGAAATACGCAATGGCGATACCAATAATCCATAGTATCAATTGGATAATCAGACTGGACATTCCGGCAATGACCCAATTCTTCATACCGTCTATCCTTTCGTGTGCCTTGTCAATTGATCGCCAGATTTCTGCGCGATTCAGTTCAAGAGAGTCAAGGCGAGCATCCAATCCACTGTGATGATAGCAGATTTCATTTTTATCTGGCGACATGATAGTCTCCTACGGGTTCGCAACGACATTCGTATATCCTGGAGCCTGGACATCAAAGCTGATTGCATATTTACGGCTCGGGGTGAAAATCCCAGGCATAGTGCGACCATCGGCTCTTGTAAACTCATAAAACCAATGATCGTCATCCCCGAGCCAGATTCCATTGGTTCTCGGAGTGCAGATATAATGACCATTCGCATCTCCGGCATAGCGAACATTGTCTGCAACATTCGCGAATCTTTTGTATGGAGCTTGTGAACGACCGCATCCATCGTGCTGAGAATATGAGAGCGTTCCATACCAAAGATTCTGTGATGCTCCTGTAAACTGAACGTGGAGCGCCTGGAACACATTCGTAGTATATCCACCGTATCCATTCGAGATGCTCGCCGGCAAAGTAAACACAAAGCTCCCACGAATCCTCCAGTCATAACCACGATACAGAGCGGTCACTTGCCACTCTTCAATATCCCCCGTAGGAATCACATAAGTCTGAAAGAGCGTATTGCCTTGAGGAACACCTCCATCGCCAGGAGTCGCATATCTTCCTTTGAGATTTATCTGGATACCTGTGAATGTAAACTTCGCATAAGGAGCTGTCGTCCAACTCGCGGCAAGACCATCATTTACTGCTGCGACTTGAATCCGAGAACGATAATTGCGAGTAGAATCAGGATGCCATTTACTATCCGCAGTATCGAATATGAACGCATCGCCCTTAACAGCACTCGCGGGATCAAGAGTACTTATCTGAGATTGCAGAGCGGCAATGTCTACATCTTGACCGTCATTTCTTGTCTTTTCTGCGGATACTTGCGTCTGCAAATCGCCACCGACTACGGTTCCCACATCCCCTTGTAGAGCTGCGATTGAACTCCCATGAGCGGAAAGAGTAGATTGTTGTGTATCGTTTACACTCTTCAAACTATTGAGAGCAGCAGTCGCAGTAGATCCAGGAACAGAAGACTGGTTCGCAATCCTGTCCGTTTTCAATTTGTTATTTATTGCTCCATTCAATTGCGTCATAGAAGCGATCGACTCGCTGGGGGAGTTCAGCGAAGCGCCTTCTGACTCTATCACGTTCGCAATCTCTTCCTGGAACGCGTTCATTTCCTGGTGTCTTACTTGCGTCGCATCACGACCGGATCCCAGGTCTTCATCGGCGTAGACATTTTTGCCTCCGTCAACGATATATCCATCTCCGATTGTCCTGTGCATTTCTGCCTCCTATCTGAATGTTACTTCCGTATGAGCGGGAGCGAGTTGACGGATACGGCATTGTATCTGCTCTTCCGAAACGTCGCCCGATATATTCAAAATCGTCACGACCCATTTGAACTTGGAGCCTATACTCCACAAGCGTGACCCATAGATACGATCGGTAGGCGACTCCGTCCCAGGCATCCTATCCACCCGATTGACGTCTACACGAAACGCGCTCCCAATGCCGGTGAACTCCTTGACAGATATATCCGCGCCAAGACTCGCGGCATAGTCTATAAAGAATTGAGTGCTCTGCCCGTAGTAATTGCCAGTATACTTCGCATGAGCGACTTGTGCTCGTTCCTCAAGACTTTGTGCAAGAGGCGAACATTGATCCGGCAGTCCCAGGTTCTCTTCCCATTCCGGTAAGAGTTCTCTTGACAGACCCGGGATTGACTCCCGTTTCAAGGCAGTCACTCGATCCTCGAACTTCTCGAGTTCCGCGGCGAACGCCAATAGAATTCGTCCGATTATTTTGTCAATTGTCATACGAGTGTCCCAACTCTACAGATGTATGAGAAACCATTTACTCCATCGCCGCCATTCGCCGACAGATAGAGATTATCACTATTCGAGACTGACGAGCCGGGAGTTGTCCAGGAATCCTCTCGTTGCCATGCAGAACCGGTCCAACGATAACACCAGATGGTTCCCGAAGTACGAACGATTTTCATTCGCTGTTCTGCTGGACCAGTCGGTGCGGAGAACTGACCACCATTGATTCCGTAAATCACTCCATAATTATATGTTCCATCAAAGATTTGCGTAGGAGTGATATTAAATCCGAGAACATGAATAGATGCATTTCCCACTTCACTTGACGAACGCCAGAATCCCCACTCGATTGTAAAGTCTCCTGAGAGCATCTGACCAGACGGTGGATAGAGTCTATCTGTTCCTTCACTCGCTCTTTGCGCTATACCTTCACCGCTCTCTGTCGTTTGATACCAATTTGTAGTGAAAGCAGAATCCCATCCACTACAAAGATTGGACTCGAAATCACAGCATTGCATAAATCCGAAACCGATCGTCGGAGTTCCAAATCCTTCCGCACTCGCAATACCGGACATCTGCAGAATCCACTCTGAAACTACGATCGCAAGTCCAAACGATTCTGCGCTCACTATTCCATCAGGAGTAATAAACGTCTGCCCAGATGAAATCGTAACACGACCGAATGACTCGCTTGACGAAATTGAATCAGGTCTTATATCTGATTCATTTGGGAGCGGAATATTCCACGGTATCCCCCTGGGAAGCATGGCGCGAAGCGCCCGGACGTAATCCCAGCGATCGTAGGCGAGTCTTGGTTTAAGAGCGTCAAGATATGCCATATTATACAAGCTCCGAGAAGGCGATTGTTCCCAACCATGGATATTGGAATCCTGTCAATGCAATATCTCCGACAGCATACCAAGATCCATCGAGAGTAAACCAGTCAATTACATAATCTACAACTCCACTACTCGCAATCGCACCGCGAATCTGTGAGATCGGGATCGCGCTCCCAGGTCGATGCGGCAAAAATAACGTAGCGATATTCTCCTGAATGACAGCTTGCAAATCCGCGGAGATGGGAGTGATTCTTAATCCCATTGCAAGAATAGTCTTACCGGGATTATGTGAGAAATCCTCAATAGATGCAACACGATGCGTCGCGGTCACAGGTTTTCTGTCGCCGATATATGTCTCTACATCTGAAAGCAATTGCGAACTTGGAACTGGATCCGTTCCAGATGCTGTGATAACAGTAACGACAGTTCCAGGACCATCATTAAGCGGGTAGCACCATGCTCTTGCGACGCCAGGAAATTCTGTTGCCCATCGCACATAATCCGCGGCCGATCCACCAGTAGGAATCGTTTGAATCCGTTGAAGAATTCGCGCCCGATACGTTTCATCATCTTCAATATCTTCCCCTCCAGTGATGTCTCCCGAAACCAGTATCTCATCATCTACTCCCGAAATTGGAGATACCATCTGAAGATATATAGGATCCGGAGGATTTGGGCGAACATAGTTTCCAGCGATACCAGACTCCACTGCCTGAACCGTAGTAGAAGCAACTCCGCCCGTGATTGTCGCAATAACAGTCGTTCCATATTCTACTCCATCCTCATTCTGAACACGAGTATCTACCGGGATCGCAGTCCCATTGTTTCCTGTAAACTGAACAGTCCCAGAAGCAAAAGATCCAGGACGTCTCTGAACATTCCACATCAGTCCGTGTGGATTATCAAGATTAACTCCCTCTGCTTTTGTAACGAATATCTGTTGCGTGATCCACTCAAGATAACCGTAGTTCCCATGAATAGCTCCCGCGAACACACGAGCGAGCACTCTCAAAATAGCATTGCGAAGCAGAGCGACTTTACCGAACAGTCTTGCTTCGATTCCTTTTTCGATCCTGTCCTTAATCGTATTGATAGACGGTCTCTCGAACGGCATTATTGCCTCCTTAATAATTGCGCTTCCCAATTATAGTAGAAACTGTAGAATATCGTTGTGCCCTCTGGCTTCGTAAATGATATTGTGAACGCAAGAGTTGTTTTGAGATCTCTCCTACGTTCCACAATTACATCCACAGTCTGAACAATTCCATCCTCAATCATCCACTTGAATCCGTCAACAAGATACTCTTTTGCAATCGCAGGTATCTCGGTGACTGTCTTTGCTCTTTGAAGAAGCCAGAGCTTCGTGCCCATCTTATAATCCGGCACGACTGGCAATGAGTCTCCGAACCATCCACCATGATATCCACTGTCGTCAGGCAATGGATCGCCGGCATCTGCATGTTTATCTGTCAATAGAGTAATCAAGACAGCGGTCTCAAGACCATCATCACGATCTACATCCCTGTCCGCCAGAATGAAGTCTACGAACTGATCGTACTGATCGAACGTAATCCTAATGTCCCCTTCCTTCGCTGGAGAAGGTGGAGGTAGCGAGCTGGCGACTGTCGTGGTAATGACGACAGCAGGAGCGCCGAAGGCTTCCGCCGATGGTATACTGTTAGGAAAAATATATGATTGAGAAACCAAGATTGACGGTGATCCCCAGACTTCTCCAGAACCTATTCCGTAAACAGAAACTCCTTGAGCGACAGGTCCGAGAATACTTGGTGAACCGAATGCTCCGGCAGATGGAATAGAACTCGGTAAGAAATATTGACTGGCAGTCAGTTGATTCCCAGACAATATCGTTTGTCCCCAATCACTTGACAATCCATAAAATTCTCCATACCATTCGTTAATCACTGTCCTCGGAACGTATCCGGATGCAGAGTAATTGAGATCCAAAGAATATGTCGAATTTCTGATTCTCCATGTAAGATTACAATTACCTGAACCGAGATCAGGGCCGACCCAGATTTCTACAATAAAATCCCCGGTCGTACCTCCAACGATAGGAACCCATCCTGTCAATTGAGAATAGACACCTTGATCTGCTATAACATCAACACGAAAATTCCTCGTGGGATTATTGGTATCGATCGCAATCTGCGCCCTAACGAAATCTTGATACGGCCATGTCGCTCGATCATTGCGGAATCCCATCATATGCAGATGCGATCCATTCATGATGGCGCCGACATCGTTCCATCGAAACGTAAACTTCGCGTATGAATTAAAGATCCTATGTTTGTAAGATCTTACACGATTCGGCCCTCCCGCGTTGAACGTCAATTGCGCCGGACTATAATTGACTCCCGCACCGAACTCTGTTCCATAATCCGCGACAATAAACGACGGATGATTGAACGAAGGATTATATTGATTCGCCATATTATTCCACCTTCACTTTACTTGTCATTTCTCCATCGGTAATATCATCCGCAAACAGATTCAATTGCGGAGGAGCCGGTGGAACAGCACTGACGTGGACAGGAGTCGTTCCCGCGACCTTCGCAGGTGACGAAGTCGTATATGGAGTAGGAGTCCCAGTCCCAACAAATCCTACATAATTATGAACATGATTGTTAAAAAGATCCTGGAACTCTTCGTTAACAAGTTTCTTAAGACTATTATTGCCAATCTCAATATCACCGGACGCCTTGATTGTTACCTTCTGGTTCGGCGCCTCTATCTCGATTCCATTGGCCTCTGTCAATTTAATATAATTTCCATCGAAGTCATAAACAGCGACACCTCCCTCGGGGAGATCTTTCAATCGGTATCGAGAATCATCCAAAGCAACGACCAGTCCATGATCACGATTTCCTGAAACAAAGAGCACGACTGCTTGTGCATCAGGTTTAGGATGACTCGTAAATCCATAATTCTGAACTCGCTCGACACCGTCTTTAGTCTCATCTTTCATGAGATTTAATTGCACGATCTGCATGTTTTTACTATCGTCAATCAAAGACACAATCGCACGACTCACGATCATACGGATTCGTACTCGTATCGGTTCAAGAAAGCGATTTAATTGACTTACGAAGTTCATATTACCATCCAAATCCGAATCCATCTTTTTTAGACTTCTTTGTTATCTTCACATTCTTTGTCGGATCTGCGGCATAAGTATCCGCATTGACAAGCTCCAGGTCACAGATCGTACCAGAATTATCTTGTTGAAACTGAACCTGATTGACAAGCAATTGCTCCTTAATCCGCAAAGGAGGTACCTCACAATAAACAAGAGTTCCTGCTTCCCACAAAGTATTATCTGATTGAAACCACGACGGAAGCTTCACCGTCAATTTACCTGTCTTTCCTGCACGAATTTGCGCTTCCCAAGATGCCGTATTTTGTGCATCTTTATTCGTGCCCTGACCATCCATCGTGATAGTTTTCAAACGAAATCGAGAACCAAAGACTTCATCCGTTGACTCGCCGTAGACTTGTGTCGTGCTCTTTGTTCCCCAATTGTCTCCGCCTCCACTCTGTTCTCCCTTGACTTTGTATTTTGAAAAGCGATTCGTATAGTCATACGACACACTCGCAGTCAAAATATTCTGGCCAAGAATCAATTTATCCCGCGATGTCCTATCCCCCGTCGTAATCAATTCCAGTTCTCCATAAGGATTTGTGACCGGAATTATTCCACGCTTTCTGCACTCGCGGTCAATAATCTCAAAGATAGACTCACCTGAATTAATCGTCAACGATAGCTTCGCATCAAGATCAGAAGCGGATGACGAAATAAAATCCAACGACAATCCATACGGATCCAACAGATCACGAACAATCTTTGACAAGAGCGTATTGTTCCACGAATTAGACGGAAGATATTCGGCCGAGCAATCCACAAGATCAGCAGTCTTCGAACGTCCATTTACCTTGACAGAAATCTGTGTGGACTCGACGTCTATATTTACTCCGTCAATATAACCGACAAGAACCTGTTCCTTTACTTGTGACCCTCCCGCTGTCTTTTCAATTGAAATCTTACACTCTTTATACGGAACAAGTGGAGTATCCCCTCCATCCCAAACATCTACCATCTCAAGTGAGAACGTATCCGCGAGTGCATCCAATGCCCGACTTACCGACACGGACTTCCATCCTGTCAGCTTCTCAGAACCCACGAGCAATGATACTTGATTGTCAGGCATATATCCGCACCTCTATTGGGACGCCTCCGGGAGTAAACAACGGATGCGCGATTTTATTTCTGTCAATCAGATCCTGCTCTTCGTCAATTGTTCCATACAAATCATGCGACACCACGAACGCTGGGAGTGAAGCATTAAGAGATAACGAAGCGAGCCGCGGAAGTTCGCGAGCGCGATTGTCAATATCCCTTGAAACAGATGTCTGCAAATCCACGAGCGCAATGTATAGATCGTCATCGTCAATCTTGAGAAGGATTTCTTCCAATTTATTGTACACGATTGTACGAAATTCTACTGCCTCGTCGAGACTATCGTACTCAATAATTGACATGACACCAAGAGCATTTATGACCGCGTTCTGCTGGATGAAGTCTGCAAACAGAACGGAAGGATCGCCCTCTCCAAGAGTATCGTCAGGTTCGAACGAAAACATTGTTCGCAGTTCTCGGAGTTGATCCCTTGCATTAGACGCAGTCGCGGCGAACTCATCTGCCTCGTTTGTTCCGAACGTCATTGCGTCGGCGAATTCTTGTGCAAGATCTACGACATCATACGCGAGCTGAATAATCTTGCCTCGCATGTTGTCAATATCCCTACGGAACGCGGATACTGCCGATACAGATTTCTTTGCATCGTCAATAAGCGAGAGTCCTGTATCTATCGTTGCAATTGCATTCTGAGAAATAGAATATGGAACCGATGCAATACTATAGACTTTCGCGAGAGCTGCTTTCACCTTGCCAAGAGCAGTGAGCTTTTTGGACGCGACGTCCGCTGTCGTGTCGACGACGGCATTGGGAAACTTGAGAATCCCCGACTCAACAAACGTCAGAGTGAAGCGAGCAATCCTGGTTTCTGTAAATGTCTCACGAAAAGAATAGTTTGTGCAAAAGACATCGAGAGTTCCCAGGTATGGATGTACGAGCTTGCCTGGACCTTCTGTCTCAAGAGCAGTAATCAGATTGTTTCGTGCCGTAAAGTAATCATCGCCAAGAACATAAGCCTCCAAATTGAACGATCTTGCTTTGCGACCCATATCCTCCACGAATGGAAGATCCTGCTTCGGGAATTCATGCACGACTCCCCGACGACCTCCACTATTCTCGGCAGACGGAACGAAAAACTCCGCTGTCCGGAACTTTGCCTGACGATAATTATCTAACCATGCCATCTTAGTATGCTCCTTGGAATCCGAGACCTCTCATGACCTCGGTATCGAGCGTTCCTTTATCAGTTTCCGTACGAAGCTTGACTCCTGCGCGATCTTCTATTGTGATCTTTGTTGCGTTCTCATTTCTATTAACCGCTCCTGCTCTACCCGCGAGTTGCTCCGCATTAAAATTCTGTTCTGTTTCACCAGGAGTCAATCCTATTTTATCTTCCAACCATTTCGGAAGAACCAATCGTGCGAGTGATGTGAGGAGGTCCAGAATCTTTCCTGTGACCCATCCAAGCAAATCACCAAAGATTTCCAATACCTTGAAAACAGGCCAGAGTATATACAGAATCAAGCTTCCAAGAGCTTTGAATCCCAGGCCAATCAGCTTCAAGAACGGAAGAACCTTGCTCCAATTCTTAATAAAGATTGCTATGACCCATCCTATCGGCCCAGATAGAGCGAGTAATCCTGCTCCGATGCTTTTCATGCTCATGCCGAATTTCATTTTCATAGCGACTATCGCCGCAACAAGAAGCATGATTGCACCAATTACCCATCCAATAGGATTTGACAAAATAGCAAACATCCCTCCGGCAGACGCAATCCACCCAGACACCGTCGCGAGAGCTACAATCAATTGTCCAAAAATAAGAAGCAATGGCCCGATCGCGGCAACGACCATTGCGAAAATCGCAGCGACTTTGAAAAACGTAGGACTCATAAGCGCGACGCGTCTTGTTACCTTGACAAGACCAATAACAAGCTTCGTCACGAAATCCAAAATTCCCGAATCAGCGATCGCGAGCTGAAGCTCTTCGAACGCGGATTTGAGATTCTTCAATTGACCAGCGAGTCCTTTTGTCTGAACGTCCGCAATTCTTTGTGCTGTTCCACCAGACTTCTCTAACTCTTCTGTAAACTTACGAAGCGGACCGGCTCCCTGCTTTAAGAGCGCTTGCATTGCAGGACCGACCTTCGTACCAAAGATCTCAAGAACATCCGCGGCAGTCGCTCCCTGTCTTTCAAGAGCGGCGATCACTGGGATGATCCCCTTAACATTGCCGGTCGCGTCTATCAATTCGGATTTAGGAATCTTCAATCGAGCGAGCGCGCGAGCTGTTTCATTAGTCGGCTTTGCCAGAGAAGCGAACATCTGTCGAAGAGCGGTTCCACCCATCGCACCTTGTATCCCAGCATTGCCAAGAAAGCCAATCGCCGCAGACACCTCTTCAATCTTGACGTTCATTCCTGCCGCGATAGGAGCCACGAATTTCATTGACTCGCCGAGCATCTCTACATTGACGTTCGACGCAGACATCGTGTATGCCATCGCATCAGCGACGCGATTCATCTCATCTGCCTTGAGATTGAATCCTGTCAATACGTTAGAGGCAATATCCGCAGTTCTTGCAAGATCCATTCCACTCGCGGCCGCAAGAGCGAGGGTTCCTGGCATGGCTCCCATGATCTTTCCCGCAGAAAATCCTGCCATTGCCAGGAAGCCCATCGCATCGCCCGCCTCGCTCGCGGAGAACTTCGTGGACGCTCCCAGATCTCTCGCCTGTTTTGACATGGCTTCCATCTGGTCACCAGTCGCACGAGA